GTTCGACGAAACCCTGATTCCGTCTGGCTGGTTCGATGAATCAGCCAAGTCGGACGGGTGGTTTGATGGAGACTTATTAGGTCCGTCAGCGCCGCTGAATGCCCGCGTGACGTGGGCTGAGTTTGAAGTACCAGCCGGGACAGCATCAACACCGAAAACGCTGACCGCATCAGTCGCCGCTGCCGTCGCAGAAAACCGCACTGCAACATCCAGCCTGACGGCATCAATCCTGCAAGCGAAGACGGCTACAGCCAGCCTGTCCGGTGCGATCCGCCATGCCAATACCGCAACTTCGTCGATTGCCGCCGCAGTCCGCACCGACCGGACGGCAAACGCATCTGTATCAGGGGCCATTCGCGCCGCTTATACGGCAACGTCAAGCCTTGACGCGAACATCGTCACCGCAACCGGAACCACGGCAACTACTTCGCTCGCCGCCGCGATCCGCGCCGCACAAACAGCAACAACGACGATCAGCGCCGCCGTTCGACAAGCGAATACCGCCGTCGCCAGCATTGATGCGGCTATTGCTCAACCTCGCACCGCCAGCACATCGGTCGCAGCAGCCGTCCGTCAAGCCTTTACCGTTTCCGCCGGGCTAACTGCTGTTGTCCAGACGGCGCAGACAGTATCGGCCAGCCTTGCCGCCTATGTGTTGGAGGTCAATGCATCGGTCGTCACTGCGACGATTACAGCCGCAGTCCGTGCCGACCATTCTGCAAGTGCAAGCCTGTCATCCGCCGTCCGCGCTCAGGCCAGTGCAAGCACGTCTCTAGCCGCTGCTGTTCAGCTTGCAAATTCTGCTACTTCCGACCTGTCTGTTGTAATCGCCGCCGGAAATACGCTATCAATCGACCTTTCTGCAGCCGTCCGTGCCAGTCAAAGTCTGAGCGCATCGCTTTCAGCTTACGTCGAATCCGGTGCTGTTCTTAATCAGTCAGAGATAGACATGCTGACTGATATTTGGAGAAGGTTCGGCCTTGATTCTGAAGCTCCATTGGTTGAAAGCGAAGAATCTGCAACATTCGGGAACGTGACCATTTCAAAGACAACAACACCGACTGAGGTTGTAAGTTTGCGTAGCGGATTAGATGCGTCTGGAAATCCGTCTGCAATGATTCTTGACGTATGGCAACGGCTAGGACTTGACCCAGATAATCAAATGTCTGCAAGCGCAACGGAAATAAGCGCAGGTGGAGTTTTGCAAAGCGTTGAACAGATCGGAACCGACGTTAGGGTTGTAAGGATGACATGAGTTCGCCAAAGAATATCGCAAGCATAGGACTTTTAGCCGGGTTCATTCAGGTTTCGGCTATTGGTCTTTTGCTTGCTCCGGATGTAAGCGTTGCTCATGGTGGAGGCGATGATTCTCACGTCAATCTAGTCCAACTCCGCCAAGGAATTAAACGGGCGCAAGAGGAACGCGACCGACTAGAGGCAGAACGACTCGCAGAGATTGAGCGTGAATCCTCCGAAGTATTGGCGCGGATTGCCAGAGCCAATGATCCGGAACCGTCTGAACCTGTCGTCATTCCGATACCGGAAGTAATCGAGCCGGAACAGGTTGCACAGGTTGAGCCGTTAGCGCCGGTCAATGATCTGGTCGAAGCTGTCAAGGAATCCTTTACAACTGATCTAGATAGGCTAGATGATACTAATTCTCTACTAATCTCTGAACAAATTAGTAGAAACGACGAATACGACACAATCGCGTTGCTTTTCATACTTGCGGAAATAGACTAATGGCCTCTGTAAATGAAGCGTTGCAGACGGCAGCAATAGACCACTCCCATGATCTGATTCGCTACCAGAACCAAGTAGTCTATAAGGTCATTGCGCTACTCAACAGAACTGACAAAGACCTGTTCGAGAAACTTGAATCGGCATTGATTCGGCTTCCTCCTGGCGCTTTCACGGTTGATCGTCTGGAATCGCTTTTATCGTCAGTGCGTGAAATCAACGCGGCGGCATATCAGAAGATCCGGTTTGAACTGCAAGCCGAACTTGCCGACCTAGTAGGTTATGAACTAGGTTATCAGACTCAACTATTCCAGAATCAACTACCTGTAACGCTTCAAGTTGCTACCGTTCCTGTCGCTCAAGTTGTCTCTGCCACGGTATCGCGTCCATTCCAAGGTCGTCTATTGTCCGAATGGATGGCAGGGCTTGAAGCTGATAAAGCCGCAAAGATTCGGGACGCCGTGAGAATCGGTTACGTCGAAGGCCAGCCAATCGCGGATATTGTGCGCCGCATCAGAGGGACGAAGGCTAGGCAGTATCAGGATGGAATCATCGAGATTACACGTAGGAACGCCGAGACAGTCGTAAGGACTGCCATAAGCCACACGGCAAACCATACGCGCCAGAAGTTCGCGGAAGCCAATAGCGATTTGGTCAAAGGCGTAAAATGGTTGAGCACACTCGATTCCAAAACTTCAGAGGTTTGTCAGGCGCGCGATGGAAATATCTATCCGGTCAATTCAGGCCCAAGACCGCCAGCGCATCCTAACTGCCGTTCGACTACCTCTTACGTGCTGAAGTCGTTCAAGGAACTTGGCGTCGATTTGCCGGAGTTTTCTGAATCCACCCGCGCAAGTATGGACGGGCAGGTTCCGGCGAAGATGACCTATAACGAGTGGCTGAAGACCAAGCCTGCGGAATTCCAGAATGAAGTACTCGGTCCATCACGTGCTAAACTTTTTCGTGCAGGGATGCCGGTTGATCGTTTCGTGAATCGTGCCGGTGATAAACTGACGCTAGAAGATCTTCGCATGCGTGACGCGGAATACTTCAGGAAAGCCGGAATATGATGGAAGATGGATTTTATTGGGTAACGATAGAAGGCGATTATCCAGAGGTAGTACAAATTATTTGGACTGCAATGCTTGCAGTTGGTGACTATTCGTACTATATTGAAAACGGCGTATGGAACAATGCATGGGGAACCGTTGATATAAAGTTTCTATCAGGAATTCTTGTTCCGCCAAATGATTGAATTGGTATCATCAAAAGATAATCCGGACGAACCGAAATCATCTGTCAGGTTATCTAGTGTTTCGCGTTACTGTCCGTTCTGCGGATCGAATACGTGGATATATGCAAACGTCGGTAATGCTGACGTTATCAAAGGCATAAAGCAGGTTAAGGTTAGATGTTGTGTTGTCTGTTTGTCGAAAGGGAAGGTGACGACGTGGTGAAATTCGGTGAAATATCATCTAAGTTTGATGGCATAGAAAACAATCCTTTTCCAGATACGTGCAAAGACATTGCAGATCAGTTTAACGCGATGGTTTCAGACAGGCGGGCGGGATGGTATGAGGCGAAAATCGTTTATCGCATTGATGAGAGCGGGACGATTGATAAGATTGATGAGTTGCGGATTGTATTCAGCGGAAATTAATGTTAGATGCTGTCTGCACTGTTTAGCAAAAGGACACGTAATCACATGGTAGGCGACTACACTTATTCTGCCGCTTTTGTTATCAATGAAAAGCCTAGATATGTATCTGCATGTTTGATTGATAACGCTAGGCGTATTTTTCTTGATGGAAAACTGTTCTATTCTGAACTACTTCAAGATTTTATAAACGATGACAGATCATTGCCGGTTGTAATTCCTACATTTGAAGAAATCAACGTCAAAGTTGATTCTACAAAGCCAATACCAAAGCAAAACAACTATTAGGATATTGATGTTTTGCCTCGTGTTTTGTGGATTGATGACCTATTGCAAACGGAATAGATTTAAGTTAAGCTAAAACCGTGGCGGATTCGTTCGCCTAAAGATTACCAAAGCCTCGCACCTTAACTGGTCCGGGGCTTTTTTACATCCATCGTCAGGCGATGGAAGCAACAACGGCAAAGCCGTAAATCACTCCCAAGGGGAAACCATGTCAGACACGAACGACCCAGCAACCGTCGCGCCCGAAGTTCAGGCGCTCATTGATTCCGCAGTAGCGGGATTGAAGAACAAGAATTCGGAAATCCTCGGCTCGCTAAAGGCGACCAAGGAACAGCTAGCAAGGTTTGAAGGTATCGACCCCGATGCCATGAAAGCGTTGCTCTCTAAATTCTCCGAAGACGAAGACGCCGCGCTTATCAAGTCGGGAAAGATTGACGAGGTTATCAACAAGCGAACCGAGCGCATGAAAGCCGGTTACGAGGCTGAAACGCAAGCCGAACGCGCCGCCCGTGAAGTAGCAGAAAATCGGGTTAAAGCATTCAGTAAGCGCGTACTCGAAAACAGCATTCGTGCAGAGGCCGGAACGGCGGGCCTGTATCACTTCGCCGTGGAAGACGCTCTCTATCGTGCGGGTTCGATGTTCGTAATTGACGACAACGGAAACCCTGTTGCGGCTGAAGGCGTACTCGGCAAAGACGGCAAGCCGCTAACGCTCAAGGAGTGGTTCGGCGACATGAAGAACAAAGCGCCGCACTGGTTTGAAGCGAAGGCTTCAGGATCAGGCGCAAACGGAAACAGCCAGGGCAAGGGTTCAACTAAACAAATGACCCGCGCCGAATTTGAAGCGCTCTCTCCAAAAGAGCGAATGAGCGTTTCAAAAGCTGGTATCGAAATAACCTAACAAGGAACCATCATGGCAAACACTCTTACCAATCTCATTCCTGAAATCTACGAATCGCTGGACGTTGTTTCCCGCGAACTGGTCGGCATGATCCCTGCCGTCACTATGGACGCTGCTGCCGAACGTGCCGCCAAGGATCAAACGATCCGCACCTTCGTCGCTCCTGCTGCGTCTGCTGGCGACATCACCCCTGCTGCTACCACGCCTGATGATGGTGACCAGACCATCGGTAACGTAACTCTAGCAATCACCAAGGCCCGTCGTGTTCCGATCCGCTGGAATGGAGAACAAACCTTGTCCGTCGCCGGTTCGTATGGCGCTGGCAACATTCGCGGCGCTCAGATTCAACAAGCCATTCGCACCCTCGTGAATGAAATCGAATCCGACCTGTGCGGTCTTCACCTGTACGCATCCCGCGCTGCCGGTGCTGCTGCGACCGTTCCGTTCGCTACCGCTGGCGACTACACCGCCGCTTCGCTGTCGCGCAAGATTCTGGTCGATAACGGCGCTCCGGTATCTGACCTGCAACTGGTCATCGACACCGCAGCCGGTGCAAACCTTCGCGGCAAGCAAGCCGGTTACGACGCATCTAATGCTAATGATTCGATCCTTCGCCAAGGCGTGTTGCTCGACATCAACGGCATGATGGTTCGTGAATCCGGTCAAACCAAGTTCCACACCGCCGGCTCGTTCTCGTCTGGTACGCTGACTTCTGCGGTTCGTGCTGTTGGCTCTACCTCGCTTGCTGCTACCGCCGATTACACCGCTGGCCTCGCTGCCGGCGATGTGATTACGCTGGCGCATGAGTCGAACGCGCACAAGTACGTTATCACTGCCGTTGCTGCTGGTTCCATCACCATCGCCGCGCCTGGCCTGAAGACTGCTACCGCTGCGACGGGTACGGTTGCAATTACGATGGTTGCTTCTACCACCCGTAACATGTGCTTCGCCAAGTCGGCTATCGTTCTGGCGCAACGCCTTCCGGCTCTGCCTGATGGTGGCGACATGGCGGCGGATCGTACTACGGTCACTGACCCGCGTTCCGGCCTCTCGTTCGAAGTGGCGATGTATCCGCAGTATCGCCAGATGCAATACGAGATCAGTTGTGCCTGGGGCGTCAAGGTCGTTAAGACCGAACACGTCGCCCTGTTGCTCGGCTGATAACTTCTAACCGCCTCGGCTTCGGTCGGGGCGGATTTGAAAGGTTGCAATGGCTCTGATTGTCGAAGACGGTACGGGATTGGATACGGCTGAAAGCTATATCTCTGTTGCCGATGCCGAAACGTATTGCACCGCCCGCGGTTTAACCGCATGGACTGGAACGGATGAGGTGAAAGAAGCCGCGCTCCGTAATGCTACGCAATACATAGACACGATGTATAACTTCAGGTCTGCAAAGTCATACCATTATCAAGCACTTGAATTCCCGCGCCAAATGTGGGATTGGGACGATGATCCGCTAATGAATCGGCTGCGCTCTGCTACGGTTGAATTGGCCGTAAAGGCTTTGACGACTAGCCTGTTCGCTGATGTAGAACCGTCTGTAACTACGATGGTAAAGGTCGGCCCGATCACTAAGGAAACTCGCCCAGTCGATACTGGCGGTCAAAAGCGTTATGCAGCGATTGATGCGCTGCTGAAGCAATTGACTACCGGACTCGGTGGTACCAAGGTTATCCGCGCATGAGTTTCTATTCTGAAATGGCGGATGTTGCAGACGACCTAATAACTGAGTTTGGTCAATCGGTAACTTTGAAGGTTGCATCTGGAACTTCTTACAATACTTCTACTGGTGGTGTAACCGTAACATATACCGATCAGATCGGGCATGGATGTACGGTTGATTTTGACAAGGGGCTGATTGACGGCGAGAAAGTAAGGATTGGCGACAGGCTAGTTTTACTCTCTCCATTCGGACTCACGGAGCCGACCGAAGGCGACAAGCTGATTATCGGTTCCGATACGTGGAGTATCGTGCCTCCTGTAACTGTAACCAATCCAGCCGGTACGCCGGTGCTGTATGAAGTGCAGGTTCGTAAATGACCACATTTGCCTTGAATCTTGCAAAGCAGATAGAAGCGGCAAAGGATAAAGCCGAACTTGTGGCGAAGAAAATCACCATTGAGTTATTCAGTCGCGTGATTGAAAAATCTCCGGTTTTAACCGGGCGCTTCCGGGCTAACTGGAATTGTTCTATTGGCACGCCTAATCTATCGACTTCTGAATCAATCGACCCTAGCGGAAACGGAGCCATATCAAAAGCGACCTCTACCGTAGTTAGCTACACGTTGAACGATCAAAGCGTGTTCCTGACTAATAACCTTCCGTATGCCGACAGGCTTGAAAACGGATGGTCGAAACAAGCGCCAAATGGAATGGTTAGGCTATCTGTGATGGAAATTCAAAACAGTGTCCGATAAAACAATTCGCGCCGCGCTTGAAGGCCGTTTGGCAACATGGGCGGCAACGCAATCACTCACCGTTCAATATCAGAACGCGCCAATCAATCAACCGTCTGGAACCTATCTGCGCGCATGGTATATGCCCGCGACAAGGGCAAGCAAAGACATTGCCGGAACGCATGTGCTGTACTCAGGAATATTCCAGATTGATGTAGTCGGCGTCGAGAATGTTGGAACCGGAACAGTGGCAACGATAGTCGAAAACATCGCCACTCAATTCCCGAACAATCTTTCGATTTCCGCTAGTGGGCTGACGATACGAGTCGCCAATC